GCCTTTCTTTTAGCTTTAGTTAGCTTACGCTGACTGGTTGCTGTCGATGACACGACGAGCGCGCTCAGGGTGGTGAACCAAGATTCCCACGTCGCGGCGAGCAAGATAGTGCCAGTACCAGTTACCCGGCTCTTCGAATTCCTTGGACTTAAGTCCACCGAAGAAGACGAACTTGCCAGTGTCGCGAGACATGACCCATAGTTCGTTACTTGGAAGATACGGCGTACCGTCTTCGTCCTTGTAGTTCTTCAAGCGAACGATGTCGCAGCCACGGTATGTTCCAAGAACACCCTTCTGGCGGATTTCCTCAAGAGTCTCTACACCGAATCCCTCGAAGTCAGTGATCTGGTCCACCATTGTTGGGCGACCCACGATAACGACCTGTCCGTCACGGCTAGCGTCCATAACACCACGGATGGCGTTGTCAAGAGCAGCCTTAGAAAGACCTGGAGCGGAGATGTAGTACGGGCTTCCAGAAGGAACAGCTTCGGTTAGAACCGTGTGAACACGGCGGTTAACCTCAGCATCCATACGCTGTACAGCTAGATCGCGTAGGGTCTGAGCAGACTCGGTGAAGTTCGTAACGAACTTGTCCTCGAAGTCTGACACGTGAACACCGATCATGTCACGCGGTACCTCAGCCACGTCTGCGACCATCTGGCTAGCTTCGATGTATCCACCGCGAGCCATCCAGAACGCCTTAAGACCTGTAGCCTCACGGATGAAGACACGACCATTGAAGTCAGTCTCTTCGGTGTCGATCCAACGGTCAACCAAGGTTTCATACTCAAAACCAAGAAGAATTGACTCGGTTAGTTCGCTAGCGAAGTCCTGACGCCACTTCTGGTTATCCCAGTTCTCAGCGGCTTCAAGGTTGGCAGCTTCCATAAGCTGACGATGCGCGCGCTTGTCTTCAGCCGTACGGCCAAAGCTGTCTACGAGCTTCTTTGTTACATCAGACATATTTTTCTACCTCCCTTAGAATGTGAGACGGGCTTCAACAAGCCCGGTAGTCGCGTTAACGGATTCTACTACAAGCCACCAGTCGGCACCTGTGGAGTCAGTTGACAGAACCCAAGTTCCGTTTGCGCCAACCTTAAGACCACTTCCGATGCTCAAACTGCCTAGCGATGTAGTAATGTATGTTGCGCCAACCTCGGTGCGACCGTCGTACTCAGTTGAGTCCGGGGTGTTCTTGAACCATACCTTGACACCAACGCCGTGAACAACCTGAGCCATACGGCCTGAAGGAGCCACGTTGAACGGTGGGTCATACTGTGTGGTCAAGAAAGGGTCAACGCCTTGGAACTGGATGTGCTCGTACACGGCTAGACCACTCAACTGAGTAGGTGCTGCACCGTTTGATGGACGAACCAAGTAACCTGCGTTTGAAGGGTCGAGAGTAACTCCCGTACCTAGTAGGTATCCATTAGCATCCGCTCCACTTAGACCAGTAGGAACCGCGTTGCGTCCATCACGAATGATATTGCTGAAATCGCGGAAACCGAAACATCTGGTATATGCCACTTTGCTTGCCTCCTATCTATTACTAGTGATTTAGAGTCCGAGCACCTGGCGACGGAGTGTGTTAGCACCCGTTCCAGTTGTTCCTGACCCACTGGTTCCGGTAAACGCGGATGCGGTATCGGAAGTCTGCGGTGCTGAGTTGGCGCGAACGGCCTTCAACTCCTCAACCTTTTCATCCCAAGCAACATCATCAAGCTCGGCCCAACGTGCGGCCTTCTCTGTGATCTGCTCTTCGGTGAAGAGATGGAGTTCGCGAGCCTGCGCTGCACGAGCCTCAGCAATTTCTGCCTTTGCGGCCTCTTCCTCCTTTGAAGCAATGTCTGCCTTTAGAGCGGCGGTCTCTTCCTTGGAGGCGTTAAGTTCAACCTGAAGTTCGTCAATCTTGCCATTAAGCGTATCATTTTCAGATGTTAGCTTGGCAATCTCGGCGTCCTTGGTTGTGCTAGCCTCGGTCAGAGTCTCGACATTTGCGGTGAGGTCTGCTCTCTCTCCTTCAAGTGCTGCTACAGCATCCTTGACGGCCTTCTCAAGAAGCGCCTCATGTGTTTCCTTGGAAATCGTTTCCATGGTATCCGACATGCTCTGTGTTCCTCCTTCCGAGCTAAGTGTAGATTTGTC